GGTCGCAGGCAGGACAGCATAGGCTGTACAGTCAGCATAGGGGGGGGTGGTAAGGATGATGCTGTTGAATTTTGCTGAAGCCGCATAGCCATACGAAAAAGACTGCACAGGCTTTATCATTGCACAGGCTGCACAGAACAGAAAAGTCAAGACCGTCTGTCGGATAATTGGCTTTATTATGTTAAGTTGCCTATAGCCCAGGTGGTGTTGTTTAAATACAACAACACAGCTAGGGCCAGCATAAACACACAAAAGAGTGCTATCAATATGTTAAATAACTAAAAGTAATATAAAACAAACAAAGAACACCTAAAAGGCTCTTAAGAGTGTTCTTAATCGATAGTGATGTTAGTGACTACTGACGTAGATTCTAAACACTCTATAGGAGCTTCTATATAGCCTGTGCTAAGTAGAGTGTTGTTAAAATACAACAACTTAGGTAAAGAAAAGACTTGACATTGATTTGTGTTTTTGGTATAATACCTACTTAGTGGTTTTTAATCTTAAACTAAGACTAAATAATCTAAGGGCTATAAAGGCTTTATAGTCTATAAAGGAAAATTACGTCCAGTGTTTAGTAGCCGTGCTGAAGCTAAAGAAGCTGGTGAGTTGTACTACTTCACTGGACATCCTTGTAAGCACGGGCATGTTGATAAAAGATTTGTCTCAACCTGTTCTTGTTCTGAGTGTGTTAGAATACAAGCAAGAAAAAATCACTCTCAAAATATAGAAAAAAGCAGAGCTAGAAAACTTAGGTGGCAAAAGAATAATCCAGGGAAGTCTAACGCAAACAATAGACTACAGCAGCTTAAAAAGCTAAATAGAACACCTAGCTGGCTGTCAAAAGAGGATAAGGTATTTATTCGCTGTTACTACCAGCTCGCAGCAATGCGCAGTAGAGAGTCAGGAGAAGCGTGGCACGTAGATCATATTGTGCCTTTGAGTGGAGATAACGTAAGCGGTCTTCATGTTCCTTGGAATCTTCGTGTTATTCCTGCGATAGTTAACCTTCAAAAGAGTAATACATTTGACTGAAGTAAAAGTACCTGCTCGTAAGGGGCGTCCACCTAAAGCAGCCATTGAAGCTAAGAAGCATCGTGGCGCTGTAGGCCGTCCTGCAGGTGATGCTGCCCGTATTCAGGAGTTCAAGGCTAGGTTGCTTGGTACAACTGGCGAAAAGGTAATTAACAAGATTATCCAGATTGGCATGGAAGACGGTCATGCTGGTCAAATGGCTGCGTTGAAGATGATGATTGATAGGGTGTTGCCAATTTCTGCTTTTGAAGAGGCTAAAGAAAAAGGAATGACACCTACTGTAACGATTAACGTAACCGGTCTGACTAAGCCAACAATAGAGCTGGCTCAGGACGTAACGGATATTGACTAACCCGAAAGGGCTTTCAGCACGTCACAGGTGCGTGTGGTCAGACACCTGTTTTATCCTTTGAAAGGGATTGTATGGAAAAGAAATGTACGAAGTGTGGTGAGTTAAAGGCATTGACTGAGTTTCATCTTAGTAAGCCATCAAAGGACGGAAGACACACTCAATGTAAGATTTGTATTAGTGAGAATAGAAAGTTATTTTACAAAAACAACCGTCAAAAAATCATTGATAGAACTGCTGACTACTATCTAAAAAACAAAGAAGTTAGAAATGAGCAGTCTAGGTCTTATTACCATACAAATAAAGAAGCCTGCAAAGATCTACTGAAAGAGTGGCATAAAAGAAACCCAGGTGTTAGAAACTCCTATACAGCTAAAAGAAAAGCTGCAAAACTAAAAGCAACTCCAGATTGGCTCACTAAAGAGGAAAGAGAACAGATAAGATGCTATTATTCTCTATCTGCAATGCGCAATCGGAATGATGATAAAGCGTGGCATGTAGATCATATTGTGCCTCTTCGCGGTAAACAGGTTTGTGGTTTGCATGTTCCTTGGAATCTTAGAGTGATACCTGCAATAGAAAACATTAAAAAAGGTAATAAGTTTGGCTGAGTTAAACCTGCAACTGTTGCCTTGGCAAGAGGAGGTCTTTCAAGACCCTCACCGCTTTAAAGTAATTGCTGCTGGACGGCGTTGTGGTAAGTCTAGACTGGCTGCAGTGACTTTGTTAATTAAGGCGTTGGAGGCCCCTGAAGGATCGGCAGTGATTTATATCGCCCCAACTTTAGGCCAAGCCCGTCAAATTGCATGGGATTTGTTATTGGACATTGGTCGGCCTGTTGTTAAGTCAGCACATATTAACAACACTGACATTACTTTGATAAACGGACGAAAGATTCACGTAAGAGGTGCAGATAATCCTGACACCCTACGGGGTTTGGCTTTGTACTACGCAGTCTTGGATGAGTTTGCGTTTACGAAGCCTGACACATGGAGTAAGATTGTACGGGCATCGTTGTCAGACCATAAGGGGTCTGCCATGTTTATATCTACACCAGATAAGCGAAACCACTTCTACGATATGTATAAGTTGGGCGCTAGTGGGGAAGATGATGAATGGAAAGCGTGGCACTTTACTACAAAAGACAATCCCCTTATAGACCCCAAAGAAGTAGAGGCTGCAAAGCGTACTTTAAGTACGTTTGCATTCAAGCAGGAATATGAGGCTAGTTTCGATAACGCAGGCTCTGACATCTTTAAGCCTGAGTGGTGGAAAGAGAAGGAAGAGCCTAAGACGGGTGACTACATAGTTGCTATCGACCTTGCAGGTTTCTCTGAGGTTGAAGCCTCTAACGCCTCTGCAGCTAAGAAGCGTCTGGACGAGACAGCCATTGCCGTTGTTAAGGTTGAGGATGACGGTAAGTGGTGGGTTGACGACATCATCCATTTCCGTAAGAGTGTTGATGCTACAGCCGCAGAGATCTTCAGGGTCATTGCAGAGTATAAACCTCGGATGATAGGGATAGAGAAGGGAATAGCTCGTAACGCTGTCCTAGGGCCTCTAGAGAGCTTGATGAGGCAGTATAACAAGTGGTGCCACATAGAGCAGCTTACTCACGGCAACAAAGCCAAGATTGACAGGGTTGTGTGGGCTTTGCAGGGACGTATGGAGCATGGGCGGGTTACCTTCAATAAAGAGAAGGATTGGTCAGAGTTTATGGATCAGCTTTGGATGTTTCCAACAGCGGGTGTTCACGATGATTGCGTGGACGCTCTGGCCTACATTGAACAGCTTGAAAAGAATGCTTATGTCTCTGACTATGAAGATGAAGAGTACGAACCAATGGATGCCATAGCGGGCATATAAGGACTATTATGAGTGTTGTTGGTGGACTATTTAGCGATGTCTTCAAAAGTCAGGGAATGGTTGTCCCTGGTTCTGAAGGATCTATCGACTGGAGCAAGGCAGGTGGAAACCCTGCTGACCTCAACTGGGCAGCTATAAAGCCCTTTGAAGTCATTGGGCCTATGTCTTGGGCGCAGACTAACAAGGACGCTACAGCCCCTGAAGAGGCTAAGGCTAAGCTAGACAGCATAGACTCTACAGACACCCGTAGTGAGTATCAGAAGTGGCTTGACACTACTCGTGTAGAAGCTATGGGCAGTGATGGTGCAGGTAACCGGAAACAGGAGCCTGGATGGTATGAAACCACGACACCTGAGCAACGTGCACAGTTTTTCCAAGAACATCCAATGATGGCTGAAGTTAGTCGTCAAGGCATGGAGTTGTGGCGTGACCGTGATCCTATGGGAATTTCTTCACTGCAGGAAAAGTATTCTCCTGGTCTTTTGTCGGGATACCTTCAAGAGACTACTGGAATTGCTCCTTCGATGCTTCAGAACATGGTTCAACAATATTCCATGTACAACAACCCAGCCGCTACAGGGCCTGGAAACAGCTTTGAGACATACGCGCCTTCTCCTAATGCAGGGATGTCTGTAGCTGACCAATATGCTTCTTATGGTGCTGGAAGTGCTCCGCAAAGTAGTGGTAGTGATTATGGATCAGGTGGAGCAGCCTCCTCCAATGAAGGTATGTCCAATGGCTCTGACGGCGGTTATTGGTAAGGAATAAAATGGAAGAACTAAACGAAAAAACATTCCCTGTTGCCACTGCCAATGAAATTGAGTTGGTGGCGTGGGTAACTGACCATACAGACCGTTGGAGGGACAACCGCAACCAGAACTACTTAGAACTCTGGAGCGAATATGAGCGCATCTTTCGCGGTCAGTGGGACTCTGGTGACTCTACAAGGGCTACAGAGCGTAGCCGCCTTATGTCTCCAGCGACTCAGCAGGCTGTTGAAACCCGCCATGCTGAGATTGTAGAGGCTGTATTCGGTGCTGGCGACTTCTTTGACATTGAAGATGATGTCCTAGACGCTAATGGAAGCCCTCTGGACATTGAACAGATCAAGAAACGACTGTCTGAAGACTTCAAACAAGACAAAGTACGCAAGGCTATTGAGCATATTATCCTGTTGTCTGAGATTTACGGTACTGGCATAGGCGAAATCATCGTTAAAGAGGCTGTAAAGGTTGTTCCAGCTACGCAGCCCATCCCAGGAATGCAGCAAGCAGCCTTTGGGGTGTCAGAAACTGACCGTTTCTCTATTCAACTTAAGCCTGTCAACCCTAAAAACTTCCTTATTGACCCTAATTCTGACTCTGTAGAAGAGGCAATGGGTGTTGCCATTGAGAAGTTTGTCTCAATTCACAAGGTTGTTGAGAATATGGAGAAGGGTGTCTATCGCAAGGTAGATATTGGCCCTGATTCTGACGATGAAGACCTTGATCCTACGCAGGAACTGTCTCAGTACGGTGATGATAAAGTAAAAGTGCTGACATATTACGGCCTAGTTCCAAAAGAACTGCTGTTGTCAATTGACTCTGAGGAAGAAGTCGAAACTGTTGACCTTTTCCCTGAAGAATCCACGGCTGACGAGTATTCTGACCTCGTAGAAGCCATCATTGTCATCGGTAATGACGGCAAACTGCTTAAGGCAGAGGCAAATCCTTACATGATGAAGGATCGCCCTGTCGTAGCTTACCAGAATGACATCGTTCCTGGCCGGTTTTGGGGTCGTGGAACCGTTGAGAAGTCCTACAATATGCAGAAGGCTATTGATGGGCAGCTCCGCGCTCATATGGACTCTCTAGCCCTCACCACAGCCCCTATGATGGGTATGGATGCCACCCGACTGCCTAGGGGCATGAAGTTTGAGGTAAAACCAGGTAAATCTATCCTTACCAACGGCAATCCTGCTGAAATCCTGATGCCATTCAAGTTTGGCACTACGGATGGCTCCAACATCACCACTGCACAGAACTTTGAGCGTATGCTGCTGCAGGCTACCGGTACGATGGACTCCAATGGGGCTACATCGCCCACTAGCCGCGATACAGGGGCTGGACAGGGTATGTCTATGGCCTTGTCTGGTGTGATTAAGAAGTATAAACGGACTCTAACCAACTTCCAAGAGGACTTCCTAGTCCCCTTCATCAACAAGGCCGTCTTCCGGCGTATGCAGTTCGATTCAGAACGATACCCTGCTGTTGACATGAAGTTCGTAGCGACTGCGTCCTTGGGTATCCTTGCTCGTGAGTATGAACAGCAGCAATTCATTGCCCTCCTGCAGACCCTTGGCCCTGATACACCTGTACTGCCAATCATCTTGAAGGGCATCTTGTCCAACAGTGGCCTAAGTAACCGTGAAGAGATGATTGCAGAGTTGGATAAGATGTCTCAGCCCAACCCAGAGGCTCAGGCAGCACAACAGGCTCAGCAACAGGGTTTAATGGCCCTACAGCAGGCTCAAACGGCTAAGGTGCAGGCAGAGGGTCAACTAGCTGCTGCAGAGGCTCAAAAAGCCGCTGTAGAGGCTCAGTTGGCCCCTGAAGAGACTAAGGCCAAGGTCTTGTCAGCTATTTCCCGTAACCTGCCTTCTGAGGATGACCAAGCCAACCAAGAGTTTGACCGTAGGGTTAAGGTGGCTGAATTGATGATGAAGGAGGAAGAGGTAAAGACTAAGAAGGCTATGGTGGATGTTCAGATGGCTGGACATACCGCCAAGGCTGAACAGAAGGCTAAGGACGATCAAGTCAAAGCTGCGATGGGTGAAGAATAATGGCAACGCTAGTGGAGATTGCTGCTAGCGGGGCTTCACCAGAGACAATCTTGGAGCTAATGGCTAAACAGATTGAGAAGAGGCTGAAGGCTTTAGAGGGCTCTGCAAAGGCTAATTATGAAAGTAAGACAGAACTTCTATTGGCTGATGTTGTATCTAATATGTCTAAACTTCAGCCTGTCATCAAAGTGGAACCATCTACTGCGAACATTACTGCAGCACCTGCACAGGTAACAGTGATGGAGAAAGAGGCTAAATCGTCTGCTAAGTTCACTATGACTTTTGAGAGGAATCTTTCAGGTCAAATAGAGAACGCAACAATTGTTAAAACCCCTTAATAAAGTAACAAATGGCATCCGCAAACTTCACCAACCTCACCCGCAACCTGGCACTCGCTCGGCACAACTTCAGCAGCGACACGCTCAAGGTGTTGCTTGTCTCCAGTGTCCCGACAGAGGGCAATCTGGACGCATGGGTGGCACGTTCTGACGTTACCAACGAAATCACTGGAACGGGATATGCAGCGGGTGGTATCGCACAGGCTTACACCTTCGATGCGATTGACACCACAAACAACCGCCAGAGCATCACGCTGACAAACATCACAAACGGGTGGACAACTGCCACGTTTAGCGCGTTGGGCGCAATCATCTGCAAGAACTCGGGCGCAGCGGCTACGGACTACCTGATTGGCTTTGTGGACTTTGCGGGGACGATTAGCTGCACTGCGGGTAATTTCAGCATCACGTACTCCACCCCGCTGTACATCACACGATGATCCTCCTAGCAATAATCTGCATCACCGTGATCTGCGTCATGAAGTGGGGTAAGTAATGGCTGCAATCTCTACAGCAGGATCGGGCAACTGGAGCAGCACCACACCAAATGCGCCGTGGCCTAGCGGTACGGTTCCAACGTCTGCCGATACAGTCACCATCCTGAACACGCACACCGTAACGCTGGACACAACGGGATGCATTGCAAGCACGCTGACGATTAACAGTGGTGGCACTCTCACTTGTGTGACGGGTGCAAATAGTTCATTGACGGTTCAGACGAACTTTGTCACAACCAACGGTTCAACGGTGAACCTTGATGTATCAAGCAATGCGGCATTCTCATGCACGATAAACCTGAATGGCGTTAACGCTGCGGCTGGTACTGACAATGCAAAGTTTGACATCGCAGACACGGCAGCGATAACTGTGAAAGGTGCTGCAAGGACGCGAACAACAACGCTTACCACTGCGGTGGCTGTCGCATCTTCGGGTACGCAGAACGCTACGGTGACCGATGCAACAGGGTGGCAAATCGGTGATGTTATCTGTTTTGCAACCACTCAGACGTACAACGCAACTCCGCGAACCGACTTGGTGACGCTCACGAATGTTGTTGGTAACGTAGTGTCTTGGAACGCCGCAGCAACGCCAACAGCGTATACACACGACATTGGTGGCTATGTTGGAAACTTTTCCAGCAACATGGTTATTCGCCCATTAACTGCCGCATTGGGTGCTGTTGTTGTCCAAAACACGACCGGCCCTACATTCGCAACCAAGACATTCAGCAATGTGCAGTTTTTGTCAATGGGTGGTGGCAACTTTGCCGCTGGTGGTTGCGTTGTTGCTCTTGCAAATAACGCCAATGTTTACGACTCAAAATTGTCCGTTATTGATTCTTGTTTTTATGACTTCAGGTTGGCTGGCATTCAGTTTGCCTCGACCTTCGTAAGCGCATCGATTACCAGGTGCGTTTTCTATTCGTCCAATGTAGGTGTAAATGCCAACGCAGTAATCCGCTTCACCATCGGCAACACTGGGACGGGAACTGCCAAGAATTCCGGTACTTTTGATGGCATTGGCATCTACAGGGCAACAGGTGCGAACTGTGATGGAATGATCGGCTCCAATGTTGGCGTGACGCTTAAAAACTCCTTCATTAGCGGGTGCAGCAGGTACGGGTTAGCCTCTGAGCAAGTCGGCCTCAATATGAATGATGTGGAGATATTCTCCAACCTAACAGGTGTTCGCTACTACTACGGCGACATTGTTGGCTCTCGGGTTAATGTCGGCACGTTCAATGCAGCCAACGGCAGCACGACAACCAACAGCACAGCAGACCAGCACGAAATGGTGGTGAATGCTACGTTTACAGACAGCAAATCGCAAACATTGTCACTCGCTGGCATGACAACTGCGTTCACAAATCACACACTTACGTTTGTCAACAAAGACTCAGACGTTACAAAGCAGGAGATTTACCGTCCGAAATGGAACGTACTGCGAGACAACACAAACAAGAATCGCAGCACATCCAGTATCGCTATCTACCCCACAGTGGTTAGCACAGACAGCACCAGAACCCTGTCAATCGCCTGCGCTAACGGCGCATCTGTTCGTGTTGTCGGCTACGTCAAGAAAAGCCACGCCACCAACATTGCAGCCACGGTAGCAATCACAGGACTAGGCTCCAGCGTTTCGCCTTTCACCAAGGCTAACGATACCGCTTGGGAAAAGTACGACCTGACCGCAACAAACAGCAGCGGCGTGGATGGTAACTTTACGCTGACATACACCGCCAACAGCAGCAGCGGCACGACTAACGTGGTTTATTTCGACGGTGTGCCTGATAGCCCATTCGTCACCAAGTGCCGCCACTACGGTTTCACTTTTGACGAGGCAAACCCATCGCGCCAGGTAAACCCCGTGTCGCTGGTATCTGAGGCCACAGCTATTGCATACACCGGAGTTACAGCCACAGCCTCGCAGATAACCGTAGGCGCAGGGACAACAGACACATGGCTCAAGCTGTATGCGTATATGCAAGCCTATGCGTGTGCCAACCTAACCAGCACGGTAAACCTGACAAGCACTGACGGGCTGACGTTCTCGCTGCCACTCACCTACAAACTGTCGTGGCCTACGATGGGTGCGGATGGTACGCTGGCGGGTGGCTGGCTCCTGCTTGCTGCAACGGGTACGCACACATACAAACTCAGCGGCACAAAGATTGAGTTTCAGACTGCTGGCAGCTACACCATGAGCGCATCGACGTTCAGCGGTACGGTGGAACTGGTGAACACATCAGGCGGTGCGGTAACGGTTTACCTCCCATCAGGGACAAGCTACACCAACACCGGCCCAAGCATTACGGTATCGACCCCCATCGTTCAGCAGTCCGTAACCATCACAGGCGTTACCGCTGGCAGTCGGGTGCAGATATATGACACCACCAACAGCGTGGAACTGTTCAATGGCACATCTGGTTATTCGTGGACTGACGTTTCTGCCGCAGTAGCGCCCCGCGACATTCGCCTGCGTGTGTCTTATGTGTCTGGAGCCACTGCCAAGACCTTCATTGAGGCCAACATCGGCACTTGCGGTACAACAGCGCCAAGCAACGCCATCAGCTATTTGGTTAGCCAAACCAACGACACGACCTACAACAGCAACCTAGTCGATGGCTCCACCGTCACCGGCATCACCTTCACAGACGCAGCCACCGACTTGGTGAACTGCAACATCGCAGGCGGCTCGGTAGCGTGGAAGGACAT